ATGATTACAGTTGGCAATATAATTACAAAAGAAAGTATAACGGGGATACCGAATAATTTTGATATTCATGAAACTGTATTAACAACTGAAACACCTAATTTAATTATTGGATGGGAATTAACTAAAACATTATATTCCGAAGCTTCTATTTTAAGAAAAAAAATTAAAGACAATCTTTATTGGACATTTTCACCAACAGAAAAAAGAAGTGTATTTGAAAATGATTTAAAAAAATATATAGATAAATCTTATAAAGATTATATTAAAAATATAAAATTTTACAATATAGACCCGATAATTTATAAAATAAATACTATTGATGAATTATTAAGTAAATTAAGTATCGTTGCAGGTGGTTTTACATATTTATATGTAAATAAAATTGTGTACGTATATCACAATTTTATTATTTATTCTATTGACCTTGAATTATTAGATTTCATTGGTTTTGATAGAAAAATAATTTTAAGTTCATTAAAAGAAACAACTAACTTTTCTGATTGTGATTGGGAGTTAAAAAACTTTAAGAATGAACTTAAATATTTAGATATAAAATATTTGCCATACTTAATATATAAAGATGCAACAAAAAATACTACTTTTAGCCTCGTTCCTTAAGGCCGAACATCTAGATACTTTCTTAGACAAGATTAAAAAAAAATTTGGGGTTAAAAAAGAAAATGTTTTTTTCTTTAAAACAGAAGAAGATTTTATTTTAACTTATAAAGTACACATTGATGTTGAACACAAAATCAACATTAAAAAAGAACTACCAAAAACAATTCAAGTACATAAAAAAGGTGATACCATTTTTACTATTAATGCTTTAAACAAACTTATTGAACAAGAAAGTGGTTTGGGTGGTAATGTTAATTATAAGGAATATAAAATAGATTGGGAGAAGTTTAAAAACAAAATTATTTTATTGAAAGGTGAAAGTCTTGAGATAAATACAATTGAAAGGATATTTTTATCTGAATCTTGATATTTATAATAAAAAAGAAGTTATGATTACAGATAGAAATAAACAAAAATCTGAAAAAGAAATTAAGTCAAAACTTGATTCCTTTTTATCAAACAACAAACAAGGGTGTCAAGATGAAGAATGTTTGATGAACAACCCTGAAGAAATTGTTAAAAGAGAAAATAAGAAAATCATCACAAACGATGGTCGTCAATTATTAAGTGAATATACACAAAGGTAACATGGAAAATAATTTATCTAAAGAATTACAAGAGTCTCTAAAAAGACATAGAGAACTTTTAGGGTATAACCCAAGTAAAGGAACCTCTTCCTTAAATGAAATAAGGGATAGACATTCTTATTTAGCTGACAACACTGATTATGCTGAAGGTGATGAAGAAGAAACTGAAGAAGGAGCTGAAGAAGGTGAAGATAATCCAGATTTTGATTTTGGTGGTGAAGAGGAAACTGAAGAAGAAGGCGGGGACGAAGGTTTTGGTGAAGAAGAAGGTGGTGAAGAAGAAACAGATGATGAGTTTGGAACCGCTGATGAATTCAGTGCGGCTGATGATATTGAATCTGAAGAAGATTCTGATACAGAAGAAATTGATGTTACTGATATTGTAAAAAGAGCTGACGATGCTAAAGGTTACGCTGAAAAAGCTGTAAGTGCTGCTGAAGAAGGTAAAAATATGATTCAAGATTTAATGACTAAATTTGAGGCATTACAATCATCCCTTTCTAAAATAGATACAGTATCTAATGAAATCCAATCAATTAAAAAAGATATTCAATCTCAAAAACCAAAAGAAAAATTAGAATTACGTTCTTTAGATTCATATCCTTTTAATGTAAAACTTACTGATTACTGGAATGATGAAAAAATAAAAGCTAATTACGAGATTAATGGTGGAACACCTGATGCTGAAAGTGAAGATGGACAAGTTAAAGTTTGGAAATTAGACCCAAATGAGGCTAAAGATTTCAGTACTGTTGATATTAAAAAATCTTTTGTTCCTTAATTAAAAATTAAATAATAAAGGTAAAAAAATAAAGAGGGGGTCTATCCCCCTTTTTTGTTTACTACAACTGAATTATTTATTATATTTGATACAAGTATTTTAAGTTAAACAATTTAAACAAAAACAAAATGAGTAATGTATTAGATGCGATTATGTCGCAGTATGAAAAAAACAAAAACTCTGGTGGAGGAAAATCTTTTGAAGAAAAAGATTTCTCAAAGTACTTTAACCCACGTTTAGAAGATGGAGAAAAGAATGGTGAAGTAACCATTCGTTTAATGCCGACTAAAGAAGGTGCATCACCTTTTGAAGAAGGATATTTCCACGTAATGCAGGTTAATGGACAATGGAGAAAACTCTATTGCAGAGAACACAATGATGGAGATACCTGTCCGTTGTGTGAAGTTGAAAAAGCTTTAAAAGCAACAGGTAGTGAAGAAGATAAAAAAATTGCTAAGACCTATAAGGCAGGTAAGTTTTATCTTGTTCGTGTAATTGACCGTTCTAAAGAAGAAGACGGTGTTAAAATCTGGCGTTTCCGTCACAATTACAAAGGTGAAGGTGAGTTAGATAAAATGATTCCTTTGTTTACTAAAAAAGGAAATCTTGCAGATGGTAGAGAAGGTCGTGACCTTACATTAATGTTAGGTCGTGGTGATAAGAACAACACCAAGATTACTTCTATTATGGCAGAAGACCCTTCAATGTTAACAGAGAACAAAGAAAAAGCTAAAGCTTGGGTGAAAGACACAATGTCTTGGAAAGAAATTTACAAAGCATCTCCTGTTGAGTATCTTGAAATTATCGCTAACGGTGAAAATCCTGTTTGGGATAAGAAATTAGAAAAGTTTGTTGCTAAAGGTGAAGAAACTGTAAAGAAAGAAACTAGTACTACAAGTGCTAAATACAAAGCTCCAGCCGTTGAGGATGAAGCTGACGATGATGATGAAATGCCATTTTAATTAAAAGAATATGTCTACAACAAAGAAAGCAATAGGTAAAAAAGAATTCTCACTTGATAGTTTGAAGGATAAGTTTAGTACAAAAACTAAATACAAAGCTGACAAATTTATCGACTTGGGTGAAGCCTTCCAAAAAGCAACAGGTGTTCCTGGTCCTGCTCTTGGACATTTAAATGTTTTCTTGGGACATTCCGACACTGGAAAAACAACAGGTTTATTAAAATCTGCTATTTGGTGTCAACAAAATGGTATTCTACCAATCTTTATTATCACCGAGAAGAAATGGAGTTTTGGTCACGCTCAATTAATGGGATTAGATGCTAAAGAGGCTAACCCAGGTGAGTGGGACGGATTCTTCCTTTTCCGTGATGATTTTGATTATATCGAACAAATCACAGATTATATTAATGAAGTATTGGATGCACAAGCAAAAGGTGATATCCCTTATGACATTGTATTTTTTTGGGATTCTGTTGGTTCTATCCCTTGTAAAATGACCTTTGATGGTAAGGGTGGTAAGATGCATAACGCATCTGTATTAGCCGATAAAATAGGTATGGGATTAAACGGTAGAATTACATCCTCAAGAAAAGAAACAAGTAAGTATACAAATACTATTGTCTTCGTTAATCAACCTTGGGTTGAATTACCTGACTCTCCAATGGGTCAACCAAAAATTAAGATGAAAGGTGGTGAGGCTATTTATCTTAACAGTACTTTGATTTTCCTTTACGGTAATCAAAAAGGTGCTGGAACAAATAAGATTATGGCAACCAAGAACGGTAGAAAGATTAAGTTCGCTACTCGTACTAAAATCTCTATTCTTAAAAACCACGTAAACGGTATCGGTTACGAAGATGGTAAAGTAATTGTAACACCACACGGTTTTATTGAAGACACAAAAGAAGCTGAAGAGGCTTACAAAAAAGAATATTCTGAATTTTGGACCGACATGTTTATTAAAAACGGTTTAGAAGTTAAAGAAGGTGAAGACTTCGCTTTAGAAGGCTCACAAACAGATATTGATTTAGAAGGATTAGAATAATATGAAAGTTAACTACGAAAGATTAGTAGAATTAAATAAAGAGGCTTTAACCGCTGATAGTGGGCAAATGAGTTGTTTTTACCTCATACAATCAGGTCTTGAAAGATACTTAGGTGGCGAAACCATAGCCAACGAGTACATTAATTTTCTAACCCAAGTAGGTGTACTAGAACCTGAAAATCAAGAAGAAAAAAAAATTGTTAAACCCTTTAATTTTATGGGTAATGACGGGCCTGAAGGTAACTAGGAAAAAAGAAAAAACCAAAACACTTCTTATTGATGGAAACGTTCTTATGAAACGCTCTTACAACGGAGCTAAGAACGTTTTCTACAAAGAAGTTCATATCGGAGGAATCTTCCAATTTTACACTACATTAAGAAAACTTATCGTTGAATTATCAGTTGATAAAGTTGTTGTTATGTGGGATGGTGAAAGAGGTGGTTATTTAAGACTTGATTATTATCCTGACTATAAAGGTAATAGACCAAAATTCTTCGATGAAAACTACGAAATTCAAAAATTAAAAGTTAAAGCTTACGCTGAAGACTTATTCCTAAGACAATACGAACACCCTGATTGTGAATCAGATGATTTACTTTCATTCTATGCTTTGAACAAAAGAAAGAGTGAAGAAGTTATTATATACACTAATGACAGGGATTTATGTCAACTTATTTCTGAAGATGTTACTTTATACCTAGCTGATAAAAAAGTTTTAGTTGGTATTGGTAACTATTCATGGTACTTCCAACATTACTATGAAAATGCTGGTTTAGTTAAGATTATTGAAGGTTGTTCCACTGATAATATAAAAGGTATTGATGGTGTGACTGAAAATACTCTTATTACACATTTTCCTGAAATAAAAGATAGAAAAATGACTTTGGAAGAAATTATTGAAAAGTCTAAAGTTTTAAAAGAAGAAAAACAATTAAAAGTATTCGATTCAATTATCGAAGGTAAAACTAAAGGGACACACAAAGGTAATGTTTATGAGATAAATAAAATTATAATTGATTTACATCAACCACTTCTAACCGATGAGGCTAGAGAAGAAGTTTTAAATCTTATAAATTTACCTTTAAACCCTGAAGGACGTGATTATAAAAACGTTTTAAAAATGATGTTTGATGATGGGATTATGTACGCAATCCCTGGGGGTGAAAATGGTTACGTAAGTTTTTTAGACCCATTCATCAAATTATCAAAAAAAGAAAAAAATAATTTTAAACAATTAACTAAATAATAAAATATGAAAAAATTTGAGTTTATACTACGAATTAACGGTAATATCATTTGTCAAAGATATTTTGCTGTTAAAAACTTTAATGCAAAATCTGTTAATTCTTTAGACCTTATTTATTGTGTCAACGATTGTGTTGAAATGATTCAAGGTCAGTTAAAGAAAAAATCTTTAGAACACTTATGGAGTCAATACAACGCATATGAAAAACAAACAGAAGACCAAATCAATAGAACTCCAATCTATGACAAAGAAGATATTTT